AGCACCTTGCGTTCCCTGTGTTCCCTGAACCCCTTGATTTCCTTGATTGCCCTGAACGCCCTGAACCCCTTGTGCTCCCTGAGCACCTTGCGTTCCCTGTGTTCCCTGAACCCCTTGATTTCCTTGATTGCCCTGAACGCCCTGAACCCCTTGTGCTCCCTGAGCACCTTGCGTTCCCTGTGTTCCCTGAACCCCTTGATTTCCTTGAGCGCCTTGTGCACCTTGGGTTCCCTGAACACCCTGATTCCCCTGGTTGCCCTGTGCTCCTTGTGCACCCTGCAGGCCTTGAAGACCCTGGGTTCCCTGAACGCCTTGGTTGCCCTGATTTCCTTGAGCACCTTCAGTTCCCTGAACACCTTGGTTTCCTTGTGCTCCTTGTGTGCCTTGAGTTCCCTGAACGCCTTGTGTGCCTTGTGTGCCTTGAACTCCTTCAGTTCCCTGAACGCCTTGGTTTCCTTGTGCTCCTTGTGCTCCTTGTGTGCCTTGAGTTCCCTGAACGCCTTGTGTACCTTGTGTGCCTTGAGAACCTTCTGTTCCTTGAACACCTTGCATGCCTTGAACACCTTCAGTTCCCTGAACGCCTTGTGTGCCTTGTGTGCCTTGAGCACCTTCAGTTCCCTGAACCCCCTGGTTTCCTTGTGCCCCTTGTGCCCCTTGAACACCTTGCAGACCTTGAGTTCCCTGAACGCCTTGGTTTCCTTGAGCTCCCTGGTTTCCTTGTAGTCCTTGAAGGCCTTGAATTCCTTCAGTTCCCTGAACCCCCTGGTTTCCTTGTGCACCTTGCGGGCCTTGGTTTCCTTGTGTGCCTTGAGAACCTTCTGTTCCTTGAACACCTTGCATGCCTTGAACACCTTCAGTTCCCTGAACGCCCTGGTTTCCTTGTGTACCTTGATTTCCCTGATTTCCTTGAATGCCTTGCAGACCTTGTATTCCCTGCGCACCCTGGTTTCCTTGAGCTCCTTGAGCACCCTGAATTCCCTGTACGCCTTGTAAGCCTTGGACACCTTCAACACCCTGTGTACCTTGAACGCCCTGGTTGCCCTGCATTCCATCAAAGCCCTGAACGCCCTGAATTCCCTGGACGCCTTCAACTCCTTGGGTTCCCTGTGTGCCCTGACTTCCTTGGAATCCCTGCATTCCATCAAAGCCCTGAACGCCCTGAATTCCCTGGACGCCTTCAACTCCTTGGGTTCCCTGTGGACCATCAAACCCCTGATCTCCCTGTGGACCCTGCGGACCATCAAGGCCCTGAACTCCCTGTGTTCCTAATTCGCCCTGGTTTCCTTGCAGACCCTGAAGCCCTTGAATACCTTGTACGCCTTGAGGTCCCTGAAGACCTTGGAGCCCAACAGCAATTGGTCCTTGAAGCCCCTGTAATCCTACGTTTCCTTGGTTTCCTTGGTTTCCTTGTGTTCCTTGAGTGCCTTGTGCTCCCTGAGCACCCTGCAGACCCTGAAGGCCTTGTGTTCCTTGAATTCCTTGAATGCCTTGTGTTCCTTGAGTGCCTTGTGCTCCCTGGGCACCCTGCAGACCTTGCATTCCCTGTGTCCCTTGAACGCCCTGCGTGCCTTGTGCTCCTTGAGCACCTTGCGTTCCCTGTGTTCCCTGAACTCCCTGATTTCCCTGGTTGCCTTGAGCACCCTGAAGACCCTGAAGACCTTGAACACCTTGATTGCCCTGATTTCCTTGGTTGCCTTGTGCACCTTGTGCCCCCTGAACTCCTTGGTTTCCTTGGTTGCCCTGTCTTCCTTGCAGGCCTTGAAGGCCTTGTATTCCTTGGGTTCCTTGAGCTCCTTGAGTTCCCTGTGCCCCTTGAACTCCTTGATTTCCTTGGTTGCCTTGTGCACCTTGAGTCCCTTGAACACCCTGGTTTCCTTGGTTGCCCTGTCTTCCTTGCAGGCCTTGAAGTCCTTGTATTCCTTGGGTGCCTTGGGCTCCTTGCGCCCCCTGAACTCCCTGATTTCCTTGAAGACCTTGCAGACCTTGAATTCCCTGAAGACCTTGCATCCCCTGTGTGCCTTGTGCACCTTGGTTTCCTTGAAGTCCCTGAAGGCCCTGAGCGCCATCAGATCCAGTTCCTTGGAAGCCCTGAAATCCTTGGAAGCCCTGATTTCCATCTAAGCCTATTCCTCCACTGAGGTTGACTATCCAGTAATCGTAGGTTCCACTACCCAAAGAAAAGTCAACGAATACTTCCAGATCTCCGGTTGCTTGGTTGTAAGAGACAACATCTCCAAGCATGTAATCAGTCAAGGAATTTGCAACAACGACCCTCTGTGCAACGGTGTATGAAAGACCGTCATCAACAGTAAGATTTATGGTTACACCGGAAGCTATTGCAAGAGATGTGCCAGAGCTTGTTTCATAGCGGTCTCCTGATGCACCAACTTTTCCCTGGATGCCTTGTGCGCCCTGTCTTCCCTGTAGGCCTTGAACTCCTGTGCCCTGATTTCCCTGATTTCCCTGCGCTCCTTGGGCTCCCTGTGTTCCTTGTCTTCCCTGTAGGCCTTGAACGCCTGAACCCTGGATTCCTTGTGTTCCCTGTGTCCCTTGAACACCTTGGTTGCCTTGGTTTCCTTGCCTTCCCTGTGCTCCTTGATTTCCTTGAAGTCCTTGAAGTCCTTGGCTTCCCTGGGGGCCTGATGCAGGCCCCTGGAATCCCTGAAGACCTTGGAACCCACCGCCGCCACCGCCGCCAGGAAGGTTCTCTATTCCCTTAAGACCGATGTATTTGTAACAGGTTATTGCAGGAGGGCTAGATGCCTCTCCTGTGCTTTGGTAGTTTAGTTCATCATATTTTTGATTGAACCTAACTACATAAGTTTCTGTGTTTGGATAGAAGAATATTGCGTAGTAGTCAGAAGGAACTGGGATCGTGTAGTTGCCAGAAGGGTCCTTGAACCAAACTATTATCTCATACTTCTCAGCACCGTTGTAGGGAAGAACATATGTGAGTCGCGCGTCGCTGAATGATACTGAGCTTCCCTCTACCGTCGATAGAACTTGCTTGTCTATCTTCTCGATTATGTCCATCCCGCTTGCAGCGTAGATGGCACCGTCCGGAAAGGATGGACCGTACAGGGGATTGATTGATGGTATCAGTCCAGTGTACAGAAGTATTGTGTTTCCGAAGAGGTTGTCAGAGTTGAATGGGTAGTTGAACCTCATCAACATCCGCTCATCCGGAATAAATTGGTCTACTCTAAGTGCCAAGGCTCAGTGGATTTTGACTATATATCTTACTTCCCATACATCTGTTCGTAGCGAACAGTGTGCTCACTCTTCTTCGTCTTCTTTCTTCCTTTCTCGTCTCCAGGAAGCTCCTTGTAAGCGCTTGGATCAGAATCACTCATTGATGCCTGCTTCTTCATCTGCCTCTTCTTTGCCTTCACTGTGGATTTGGAGAGACCCTTGAAATAGGGATGCTTTGAGTCAGGCCTCTTCTTCCTTGCCTCATTTAGCAGGAAGTCTTCAAACTTCATTATCATTTCAGGAACTTCAATTTTTCTTGGGCCTTCTTGCTCTTTGCCACCCTTTTTGCAACATCAGAGTCTGCGCCTCCCTTTGGGTTCTTCTTCGGAGATCCCCAGGTTCCCTTTCCTCCTGTGAGGAATGAGTTTACCCGAGCATAGCCCCATTGCTCCTGGCCTGCACCAGGACGATGCCCAGTCTTCCAGGCAGCCATGCCCCTTCGCATCACAGTCCTCAATGCAGCCATGGAAACGCCAGTCTTTTCAGACTTCTTCTTCAGGGCCTTTTCTATGTCCTGGTTGCTTATCTTCTTTTTTGCTTCGTTGATTGATTCCTCCTCTTTCAGCAGGAATTCGTTGTATTCTAACAAGTTTTTCATTGGAGTATATATCTAATATCATGAATAAGCACACAGTAATAGTAGACCTTGACGGAACAATTTCCACAAAAGGAGACCGTGGATGGTATGAATACAGCAAGGTATCAGGAGACATACCGATTGAAGCCATTATAAGGCTGGTTAGGATGCTGCACTCCAACGGCGTCAACCTTGTCTTCTGCACAGGAAGAGAGGATTCATGCATGAAGAAGTCCATAGATTGGATAAGGAAGCATGTCTTCATGAGTGATCTTGCTCCGGTTGAGATATACATGAGGCCATCTGGAGATAGAAGGCCAGACTTTGTTGTGAAGAAAGAGATATACGCAAGGGACATAGAACCAAGACACAATGTTTGGTTTGTGCTGGACGACAGAAGTTCGGTCGTGAAGATGTGGAGGGAGATAGGGCTAACATGCCTGCAGGTTGCGGAGGGAGATTACTGATGAAGTTTACAGGAGAAGAAACTAAAGAAGAACTCCTGTACAAGGGGATAGAACTCATAGAAAGGTTCTCAGAAGACAACGGAATAAAGATGCCTAAGATCTTCGTAGTAGGTCCAAGCAGGATAAGTGCATACGGGCTTTTCTACCCTAACGACATAATACACGTCAACATGAAGCTGTGCAGGCCGCCTGTAAAGGTTCCAGGATACGATTGGACGTTTCCTGGTTACATACAGGACCTCACGCCTTATGGAATACTAGCACACGAATTTGGCCATTACATATCAGACATGCTGGGAAAGAAGTTTAGAAAGAACTTTGTCAACATAAGAAAGATAGAAGAGAATGTAACATCTACTGATGATAGAGGCCTGGACGAAAAGATGGCAGAAGCGGCAAGACTTTTCATAACAAATCCAGACCTTCTCAGAATAGGAAGACCGTACAGGTATGAGATATTCAGCAGACACTATACACCTGTGGTGAAGCACAGGTGGAAGACGGTCCTCAAGAATGCACACCCAAAGATCATATCAGCTGCAGAAAGATGGATAGAACGCGGTTATATAAAAAAATAGTTAAACCATGAAGAAGTACTCAGAAGTTGCTCCGATTGTTAAGAGCAGCATAAAGAAGATAAACACAGAGACGGAAAGAAGCTTTGCAATAAAGGACATTGAAAATGTTCTAAGCAAGCACAATGCTTCTTCTATATCAGACCTTCCTCTCAGCGTTAAGGCTCAGCTGATGAATGGTAAGTAAGTAACATATTTTACAACGACATAAAAGGCATGGTTGATTATTTCAGCCGTGCCTTTTTCGATATATAAAGAAAATTTCAATTGATGTCATCGACTATAACAGACACACTTTCTTTCATAGAAAGAGTTGGGCCGATACAAGGTTTTGTTGTTCTTTCTCTTCTTTCTGCAATATTCATATTCACAAGGTACTTCATGAAGAGGGTGGATTCTAACTTCTTTGAAATGAAGAATATGAATGAATCCCTGAAGAAAAAGATAGAGGAGCTTGAAAAAAAGAACGAAGATATAAAGACATCAATAGAAGATGCAACAAGAAAAAGGATGGACAAGAAGACGAGTTTCATGAGGAACCATCCATTCTTCTCAACGATTGATTATCTCATAGACGTGAAGATACCAGGAATCCACTTCAAATCAGGGTTCAAAAAGACTGTGTTCACTGATATATTGACCTTCAAGCTTAGGGCTTCACAGGAAGTGTTCAGGACGTTTGTTGCAAATGAGTCAAACCTTAGCGTTGACTCAATTGAATTTAGGAACCATGTCACAAAAGCAATAAAGGATTCATACAACAGGTTCACAACCGACTGTGAGAGGGCAGCTGTGCCACCCATCGTCATTGAGTCGTTCAATTCTTGGGTGAACCCTCTTACAAGGTTTCTTTTTTCAACGGTGGAAAACGTATGCGATAGCAAGATGTATGAATTGAACGTTGATAAACTGAATGCCATACTCAGCATAAACCTTGCAGTGTTTGATGAGATGATATCAAACATTGAGCTTTATCTTGATGAGATAAACGGAGACTTTAATGAACTAGTCTACAGAGGGATAAAGTGTGAGGAAGAACACCACTGATCAAACGTCGCCCATTCCTACAAACGATGTGATGTCCTCTGCCTGTATGTTGAGGCCTATTTCATCAAACGTTGAACCCTTTACGATTGAAGGATTTTTGACAGGTATTTCTGGTCCTTGTGTTTTTTGTGTCGGAGCGCCTTCCCTGTTTTTAAGGATTATGGAGCTTCCTCCTGTTGTTATGTTCTGAGTCTCAACTTCGTAGTTCTCTATTTCCTTTGAGTTTGCAAGGTATATCTCAAGCTCAAGAACAGATAGGTTTGATATCGAGCCATCAGGAAACTGAAGCGTTACCTCTCTTGTTGGATCTCCTTGGACTGCATCGTTTATTCCGACAGGAGAAAGAGGTGAAAATGTTCCCTTCCTGTCCTTTGCAATGAACTCGGTCTTTGACACCGGTATGAACGAATACTTCTTGTAGTTATCCATCAGCCACTTGTACCATCCAGAAAGAGGTATGGCCTTTGATTCTCCGTTGTCAAAGTTTACCCTAACGTTGTCTCCCGTGTAATAGAATGGAGAATTCTGGAACACGCTAGGATGCTTCATGTCATTTAGACACGCAGCCTTTAGCTTGTTCATGAACGTCACAAAGTTCGATTTTATGTCAGGATCTGACTCATAGAACTGCTTGTAGTATGCGCTTATGTAGTTGTTGCCGTTCTGCCATGACATTATTGGATTTTGGTTGTTGCCATACTTCTCCTGTCCCATGCAGAGGTTCCATGAATCATACACAATCATCATCATTGTGTTGAACACGCTGACATACGTTGATATTATTGGATCATCTCCAACCAACCCCTTTACATCCGGAAGGTATGGAGTTGTCCATGAAAACAGAAGATCATCTTCCAGCGACTCTTTTCCATACAATGCATACCTAGTTGTTGCAGAAAGAAGGCTACCAATTCCAATCTTTGTAAGAACTCCTGCCACTGCAGCCACTGCCCCTGCTTCGTTCAATGATGAGTTTGACTCTCCCATCCTAAACATCTTTGGGACCCAACTAAACAGCCCGCGTCCGCCTTTTGATGCAGATTTTGTTATGACGTTTCCTGCCGATCTTAGCATCGATTTTCCAACAGATCCAAGGCCAGCAATCAGAGTTGGGTCTGACTGTAGGACCTTTCCAAAAGGAAGGCCCCATGCTGCAAGGTTTGATAGGTCATCGTCATTGTTTATGTATGAAATGATCACGCTTCTTGCTTCGCTCTGGCTTGGCCACTTGTACCAGTCATCTATGACTGCCTCGAGTATCTCAGCTGAGGTCCTGCCCGAAACGCCACGCATGAATGTTCCAAGGGGCTGTGTTGCCTTTGCATTCATGAAGTCCTGTACGCTTCTGGACGGCCTAACCGAAGGAGCTTTATCGTACGTCTGTATTATTCCGTTGATGTACTTTCCAACAAGCTTCGGCTCCGTAAGCTCATCAACCTCATTAAGCTTCCCCCATTCTGAATAGCTCTTTATCATCACAGCAATATTTTGAAGTAGTTATACAAGGTAAACATGAATTGGTTCATCTTCAGAAGGTTGGAAATGCTTGTGCCTTTGAATATGTAGAACATGTTGTATGGATCAAAAGGCGCATTGTACTTCTTCTTTCTGTCCTCTATCTCTTCTATGCCATACAGAGTTGACAGCATGAACGAAGATGTTGTTGGCACAACCAAATCCTCATTAGACACAAAGGTGTTGAATTGGGAAAGTTCTACATTGCCTGTTAGCTTCATGAACTTGTATGATGAATCGAGTATCCCATCAAACCACTTAGGCTGTATGCTGTCTGCGTTGTTTATGAACACTTTGCTGTCAACGCCAATTTCATCAAAGAAATCACTGTCGTTGACTCCGCCGTACAGCTTTGAAAGGGTTTCCCAATCATCAAGATTTCCTTCAACTTTTGGTGGCACTGCTGAGCCAAATGCATCTGCAATGCTTCCCAAAAATTCCTCAGATTTTAACCTGTTGAACCATGTGGAATCGTACCACTTCACAAACTCGATTGCAACATTCACCTGCTCCTCTTTTGTGACCTTGTTCTTGCTCGTCTGAGAGTTTATGATCGAAAGCGTCATTGGCTTCAAAAAGAGGTCATTTATGCCAGAGGAAAATGAAGCTTTGTTCTTGTTGAATATTTCAGACGTTCTTGACATTGGACACAGAAAGTTTCCATTGTCCATTGTCTGTGCAGCATACTGCTTTAGGAGTATCCTCTGTGCAACGCATGCAAGGAACTGTGGGTATGTTATTTCTGAGTTTGAGAGGTTCTTCAGATTTGCAAATGAGAACGTTATGCCGTTATCCTCAAACACCTGGCCAACAAGAAGTGAATCCTTTTCCATCGTTAGCCAACTAATTTTTTGAACATCGATACTGGGACTATTATTCTCGTGGATCCATCTGTGTAAAGCCCCTTGACATCAGGCTTTTCGGTCCTTCTGAATCCATGCCTGTTGCCCCAGCCAAGGACATCGTTTCTCACCGATCTTATTATAGATCTTGAGTCCTTCCTTGCTTCTATCCTGTTTGTGTATTCTTCATGCTTGTTCTGGCCTATTTGGCCATCAGAAAGAAGAGCTGATATTATGCTCTTGAATTCTGGTGCAAGGTAGCTTATCTTGTAGACCTTTACTCCATTGTATTCATCTTCCTGCATACCTGCATATGAAGATGAAGATGAAGAATCATCTGGCGTCTCTTGCTTAGGTGTTGGTATTCCTCCCTTTGTTGACATTATGTCTGTGTCACCTATGAGATCGTACACCCAAGCACAGCATCCTATTATTAGCATCCTCTGATAAAGGCCAAAAAGGTGTGTGTTGTAAAGAGCGCCCATCCAGGTTTCACGACCTTGCTCAGGCAGCGCCTTGCTCTTTTCTATTGCAAGCTTTGTAGCAGTCTTTATTGCTGACATTGCGCCTTCCATGTCAGGAACATTTGCCTCAAGGTCTGCATCAACCACAAAAGAATTAAATGCAGACATGACATCAGGATTTATTCCTGATGTTATCTTGTTTGGTTCATAGATTGTCGTGTTCAGCCACTTAACATATTGGTTGTTGTTTGCTATGTTGTTGATGAGCCATGCAAGCGACTTTTGCCATGTTGATTTTGTAAAGAACGATTTAAGGCTTGTGAACACCTTCGACATAGATCCAGCAGAAGGGTCTGCTGATTTTGACAGTATTATTGATCCTGAGTCAATCTGTATCGATGCACCAAGCTCTCCATTTATCAAAAAATTCTCAAACTCCTGTATGAATTCCCTGAGGGATTCCTTCTCCTGATTATAGAGGTCAAGCTTCTTTTTTGTGCCCCAGTATCCTCTCAGTTTGGACTTTATCGCCTGTCTTTCCTTTTCTGATATTGCAGCATTGAATATCTTCTTTGTCTTTATTCCCTTCCATGCCTCAACCGCAAATGTGTTCACGAGCTGTGCAGTAAAGATGGAAAGGTCCTCTTCTGGCTTTAGTATCTCATAGAAGAGGGATGCTCTTGGAAAGGACTTCTTTTCAATTCCAAAATCCCACATCCAGTCAGAGACCTTAACACCTGAGAGGTTTTTTCCATCTAGATTTGTTCCATCTCCTATGGCCTCATTCAATGGAAGCAGTTCAGACATATCTCTCTTCTCGAATGTTCTTTCGGGAAGAAATGTTTCTATGTTCTTTATGTTCTTCATGGTTGTATATATCAGTCTTGTTTTGATGTGATCAGAGAAACAAGGTACTCTTTCATCTTGGCAAGGGATTTATCTCCTGGCTTTCCTGTTGCAGGAAGACCAAGCTTCTCTTGGTATGACTTTATAGCGTCCTGTGTCTCATCATCCAAAGTCCCAGAAACAACAACGGTTGGTTCCTTTCCTTCCTTTCTCTGTATCTGGTTCAACACCTTTTGGTAGTCTTCGACCTCAGGTTTTGTGAATGCCTCTTGATAATCACCAGCCTCCGAAGATGCCACCATCTTGCATATCTTTTCCAGTGCATACAGATTCATCATGGACCTCATAACTATTCCAAACGTTGAATATTCCATGACTCCGTATAATGTCCTCTGCTTGCCCATCTCTTTGTACACATCAGAAAACTCAGAATTTAAGGCCAGGTACATCCTTGACAGCTGCTTCTTTGATTGAAGATCAAAATCCTGATCTAACATTCTGTTTATTGAATCAACAGTTGAGTATAATCCATCTGAGTCGAATCCGTAGAAGAGTTTGAACGGGTCTCTATCGATGTTGTATGAGAGCACAAGGCCAGTCATGGCAACAAATGCTTCTTCCTTTTCGCTTAGTTGTTGACCGAGGTCCTTTTCAATCCTTCTTGACCTCTCCTCAAATTCTTCCTGTGTTATCACCCCTTCCTCTTTCAGAGATGATGTAACCTCATTCTGAATGAAGTCGTTCATCACCTTCCTCTTGAAGGTTGAAAACATTGTCAAAAACTCCTTCGATTCATCTATAAGATCTTGCATGTTGACAGGCTCGCTTGAGCCGAGAAGGATCTTCATGTTCGGATTTGAAAAACTGATGTAACCGTACTCATCAAGTGATGTTGGCATTCCGTTATCAAAGAACGTCTCTTCTATTGCATCTGATGCCATTCCTTCTGCTTGGTTCACGACATCAATGAGCTTTCTGATTCCGATCTTTTCATTCAGCTTCTCGGTGAATCCATAGAACAGAGATGACTTTTTCAGTTCATTCTCATTCTCCTTGAAGTACTTTTCTGGGTACTCAAAGCAAAGCTGTGAGGTCTTTGCAAAGAAGTCAGTCATGGTGCTTCCTGCCTTCAACATAGCATCTAGCTCCTTTGCATCATCGACCGGTAGATCGTCTCCGCTTCCTGCAAAGAATAGCTTGAATATCTCAGCAAAGCTTGCCTTGTTCATGTATATCTTTGTGAGGGTCACTCCCTCATTCATCAGCTTGTCCTTCATTTCATCCAAGCCCTGTGCAATAGTCTCAACGCCCTTGTTCTGCTGGTTGTTCTTGAAATAGTTCCATGCAACGCCACCGCTGTATACTGTAGCAGAGATAACGAGCAGCCTCTTTAGATTCCTTTTGAATCCGTTCCAAAGCCCGCCCTTTTCTCCGCTTGGCCTTGATCTTGATCCCTTTGAAATATCATCAAGGTTGGACTTTCCATCGTCTGCCATCTCTTTTCCAAGAGTCTTTACAAGCCCATCTCTTCCCTTTGATTGAAGCGCTGCTGCAGCATCGTCAGACAGGTTTGCACCTGGCTCAAGGCCTCGTCCCAGTATTCCACTTCTTCCATAGAACCTGTTTGATGGCTTTGAATAGACGCTACCTCTTCCTGCATCCTTTATAAAATCGTCTGTGCTCTGTGCAGCCTTTCTTGCTGCTGATAGTTTGTCAAGGTCTCCTGTCTTTGCTGCATCATCTACAGAACTTTGCGCAGTCTTTAGATCATCAGTGAACTTGGCCCTCATCTTCCTTGTTGGTATGTCATCGACCTTTGCTGTAAGGTCATCTATTGCCTTCTGTTCAATTCCGATCTTTCTGACCTTATCAAGGTACTTCTGTGAAGAACCCCTTGCAGCGTTTATCAGTTCATCGCTTCCTGAGTGGTAACCAGAGATGTACTTCTTAGCAATCTCATCGCCTTCCTTTTCAAGTGCCTTTCTGGATTCTTTTGAAAGCGACTGCCACCATGGCTGCTTCTGTGTGTTTATGACATCTGCAAGGCCCTTTTCCATTTTTGATATGTCGTCCGCAGATGCACCAAAGAGCTTTCTGATTAAGCTGCCAACACCTTTGAAACCAGTTTTAACAAGATCATCAACAGTGCTTCCTGTTTGCCTTGCTACAGCATTCAATGCACTGCTCCTTGCATCCTCATTGAGGCGCTGCATTGAGCTGCTTGTGTTCCATTGATTGAAGTTCTTTATCATCTACTGTTTACTTTTTCTTTAGATATTCTTCTATTGCAGCCGAAAGCTCTTCAACGATAGGCTTCCACTCCTCATCCTCCATTGAATCCATCTTATGTGAATTCTTCACCCTGTCCCTTAGATCTTTTGATATCGCACCATCATCAAAAAGTGTGTCTTCTATCTCATTGACGTACGTCCTAAAAGAATACTTTATCACTTCCAACAGGAATGGAGTGACTAGGTACACAAATGGATAAGCTGGTGTTTGTAATGCCCTTCCTTTTCCGTATTCATCGAGGGAATTTACAAACCACGTAAGGACGTTAAAGTATTCTTTGTATCTGGAATTTTTATCTCCAGACTTACCGAACGCCACCTTTGAATGATACATGATGCTTCCCATCGAGACAGACATGACTTTGACATATTCCTTTAGCTGGTCAACATTATCAAATGTGTGTATCGTTCTTTTTGAAGCCTTTATTACGTACTTATCACCATCCTTTTCCATTGTGGCAAAATCAAACTCTTCTCCAAATGCATCATTGAATGATTTGACCCAATTATCAATACTTGTGGGGTTTTCAAAGATCTTTGAGAATGCTTCCTTTGTTGATTTAGCTATTTCTTTAACTGCTGAGATGACATTGTCTGGCCGAATAGATGATGACAGGTTTGATAGAACATCCTTTGTAATCTCTGGAAGTATGAAATCTCCTACATTTGCCATTGCATACTGTATTGCATCGTCATTCCTCTGGCTTATAGCGCCCTTTATGTTATACTCATTTCTAAAGAGTAGGGCGTTTATTTCAGCAACAGTATTATTAAAGTCTCGACCGCCAAGTTTTATGAGATCCGTCAGCTCCATTATGGTATTAAGAGACTCTTTTTCATCTGTCAGGTATTCTATGTCGGATGCTGCAAATGCTTTATCGTAATTGACAAACATCACATTTATGAGTTCCTTGCCAGTCTTCGATTGGAAGTAGCTCGTCTTCTTTGCAACATTTGATATTGCTTTGTCAAGCCCATCTATGATGTTCTTAAACTTTGGAACCCTGTCGGCTGCTTCAACGAAGGCCTGGTTGTTTACAAAGTAAACTCCGCCATCCTGCTCTCCAACATCCAACTTCTTCTGGTATACCGATTTCTCTTTCCTAAGTGTCTTTGCAGCAGCCTTTACCTTTGTTGACACCTCTTCTAGTGCAACTATTCCACAAAGCAGCTTTATGTAAGGCTCCCATTCTGTTCCCTTTGCCCAATCCATCCCAAGTGAATCTATGTCCTCTATCGATGACAGCTCTGTTATCAGGTCGCTTGCTATAGGCTCAAGCTTTGTTGGAAAGTTTATTGGGCTCTGACCTGCAAGAAATGATGGATACTCTTTTGTGAGCTCTTGGAACCGCACAATGTCAAAGTCTGCTGTTGAACCCTTTGTAAATTCAGACAACATCTTTATTGTCATCACCTGTCTGTTGCTCGTGTTATCAGGGTCGATGCTTTTTACTGCATTGAACATTGAACCAACAAAGTCTTTTACGTTCATAGTTCCTTCACGCTTCATGTACATGCTTAGAGGGTACTTAGTGAACATGTCTATGTTCTGGTTTGCAAAGTTCTCAAAGTATGAAATCTGCATGGCTTTGTTTGAACCCATCTTACTGAGATCTGTTGATGGAGAACCAAACAACGAATAGAACGACCTGTATAGCTTTATTAGGTTCTCCTCCATGTCAGGCTTTAGAGAATCTGGAACTGTTGCAACTATGTCCTTTGCATTCTTGATTGACTCTTTGTTCTTTGATATTATGATGTCCTGCTTGCTAAAAAGCTTTACAAAGAGCTGGTAGTAGAGGTATATGAAGAAGGTTTCGATGTACTCATCGTACTCTATGTTAACATCACCCTTTTCATCCTTGTTCCTTATAGGATTTGCAAACTGTTCTATCTTTTTCCTGGCATCTGCACCAATTCCAAAAAGACCGCCCAGCGATGGTTTTATTATTGACTTAAACTTTTGGTATGTGAAACCGCCCTCGCTCTCACCGAAGAACTTTGTTATGTCCGCATCCCTCCTTGGCATCTTCTCTTCAGGGGAAACAACGCTTGAAATCCCAAGCGGTTCAATGCCTGAGATCTCAGTTTTCTTAAAAAGCTTTGTGCTAAGTTCTTCTAATAGTAAGTTCATTTCCTTCTTTAGTTTATTCTACCGTCTCTTCTTCTGCGGTCTCTTCAGCTGCTGTTGCTTCCTCCTCTGCCGGCGTTTCGCCTGCTGCTTCTTCTGCTTCTGCCTCCTCAGCTCCTGCTGCTGCCTCTTCTGTTTCCCTAAGAAGCATCTTCCTGTTCTCTTCAAGCTCACTTGCAGTGAAGTCCAAGAACTGCTCAACGAGCCAGTTAACGGAGAAGAATGCCTTGTCTCCCTCGCCCTTAAAGTCCTTGAGCTTTGTGATGTGATCTATTTCCTTCTGGAGGATCTCCATCTTCTTTGACTTCTCAAAGAGGTTATCGCTGTTGAACCTTATGCCGATGTTGCTCTTTATGAGAAGATCGTCCTTCAGCTCTGGGTGCTTGAGGGTAAATGCAAGCCAGACAGGCTTGTACACAAGCTCTTGGAAGCTTGACCTCAGGCGGTTTATCAGCTTTGCAAACCTTATCTCTTCTCGCTCGGCGCCCTCTGCATTGAACGTTATGGTTCCTGCTCCGCCCTCTTGGTTGAATCGATTGAATGGAATGCCAGACTCCATCTTAAGCTTGTCCCTGAAGTACTTGAGTGCATCCATGTTTGACAGGTCTGGCCCGCCGTTCTCAATCGCCTGAATGTCTACTGTCTCGCCATTCTTGTTTGGGAAGATGTAGTTCTTGTAGAACGGAATGTTTGGACGTCCCTGAACGTTCAGCTCGCCGCTGTCGTTATCAAGATAGAGGTCCTCACGATAGATGGAAGCAAACTGTGAAAGGGATTGGACCCATCTCTGTGGAGACTTTGATCCAACAGGAACAACCATCTTCATTCGCCATTGGGCGTTCATGATGTTCCATATGATCCTTGAGTTTTCAAGCACGCGAAGAAGGTTGAAGCTTCTAACAAGAGGCTCAACGTACGATATCGGGCCTACGCCTGATCTTGCATATGATATGTAGATTATCTGTGAGTCGTAGAGAACTCGCCTCTTGTTGTAGTCGTTCTCATACTGATACCAGACCTTCTTTCTTACTCCGCCTTCAAGAACGACATCTGGCCTAAGGCTGGCAGGATCAAGCTCCTTGAATCCTATGATGTCAGTTGCCTTATCGTTGTAGACGACCTCATATGCAAGAACTCCTTCGATGAGGAACTGCCTGAAGATAGAAAATGCCTGTTGGTCCTCATTGAACCTGAACGAAGTGTAAACTCTGTCAAATATTGCATTGAGATCATCTATGACCTCCTGTTCCTTATCATCTTTCACAACGCCTGGTATGCCCTTCGTGTCGATGTAACAGAACCTGTTCTTGTTGTCGTACACGATGGATTCATCAGCAACGATGTTGATCATGAAGTTTATCTCACCATTTCTGGCAAACTTCCTGAGCATCTCTCTCTTTCCAACGTAGTCCTTATCAAAGTATGTGATGTACTTCTTTGGTCCAACATCTTGGATAGCAAGTGCGTATTGGAGTTCGCTCTGTGTGAGAGCATCTGCGCCAGCAATGTGCGCAAACATGGATTCGGTCGATCCAACAGCCATTGACTGCTTGATCACCATGTCATCATAGTTCATTCCTAGATTTGCAATCTTTCTTATGCTAGATGCAAGCCTTGAACTCAATGAATCATCTTTTCTATCAAAAAAACCTGCCATAGGGTCTAATGTTGTACTATATATTCGAACTAAACTGGTTATACCCTCATGGAAAGCTAGATGTTTGATTCTATTTTCGCCAAAGGGGACACTTATGTGTCTTCTTTATACATCTCTACTGGGTTTGTGTTAACAAAGGTTGTTGGAAGATAGTATAGCAGGAACTTCCAATCCTCGTACCTGACAGCCTTTACAGAGTCTCTCATTATCTTTGATCGGTCTATCTTCATCAGCCTTGGCTTCATACCAATGAGATCAAAGAACTTCTTTCTGTACTCCTGATGTATGAATGGAAGGTCCGTTTGGTCCCTAGTTCCATCCCTGATCTTTTCTATGTTGTCTGCTATCTGGTTTGGGAATGCCTTAACGATTCCCTTGAAAAGCCTGACACGATCCTTTGGATTGAGGTAGTTTATGTTTATTCCTATCTCAAACAGCCTGTCTCCCTTTTCTATGACGTTGGTTATGCTCATGAACATTGGGTGAAGGTCTGGTCCCTTTCCATCGTATCGAAAGCTGTATATCTTTCCTGAAAAGAGCCTGTTTCTGTTGAAGATAAGGTAGTCATCCAGGGTTTCTTCAAACCCGCTGTAGCTGCTTTTTATGTAATTCTTGCTGACCCAATCCTGGAGGCTCTTTACGTCTATTATGCCGTTCTTTAGAGATGATGGACCAAAGTTATAGATGTACTCAAAGTCTCCAAACACTTCATTTAGGTTCATAGAATGTTGAGATTTTCTTCCGTCCACACCTTGAATTCGTACCCAAGGTTTAACGCATACTCAGTCGCAGCAGCCCACTTTGCTTTATTTATCACAATGGTCTTCAGATGATCCATGTATCTCTCCTGCGTCTTGAACGTCTTTGGGTTCTTTGCCTCAAACACTGCCTGCTTCTTGGGCTTTATCTCAATTAGATACTTCTTTACTTCTCCTTCATTTGTTCTTATACTGCAAAAGAAGTCAACAAAGTATTTGTGCATCCTTTGATCTATAGGTGAGAAGTAGTTTATTGCAACCGGCTCGCTTGACCAGTTTACTACGATCGGGGAGTTATCACACAGTGACATGAACTTCTTTTCCCATGACGACCTGTATATTATCTTGGTCAGGTCTCCCATGTACTTTTCCGGATGAGCAGGAACAAAATATCCCTGTCTGAATCCTGATTTTGGGTTTGGGCGAAGATCCTTTATATTTTTCATGTCATAATATATATAACCTAAATAACAACACTAACATGAAAGAAGTACTTAAGCAAATGAATAGCGACAGCGAAGCATTTGGAAACAAGCCAGCAAAGAAGCTATCAACATACAGGATAGATGACGAAACAAAAAAGATCGCAGACCTTGTTGTTGTGACTAGATCTCTGATGAATGGTAGCAGGCCAGAATCTTACACAAAGCTCATTAAGAACCTGGTAAAGGAAGAATGGCTTAGGATAAAGCAAGACATCCACTTCCACCAGCTTTTGAAGGACTCTTAAATGTTTGAGAGGCCTTCTGTCTCATTGATGTTTATGATCTTGATGTTTTGAGTTCTTCCTCTGAGCTTCTTCCATCCCTTTGCAAGACCATTCTTTGCTATCTGTGTGTAGTAAGCAAATGCATTGTTTGACCTCTCTGGATTGAAGTTTCTCCAGTAACGTATTAGGTCTTCTATTGCAAATGCTATGCAATCCTTTCGGTCTTCTTCGTACTTGAACTTTAGTACTTTGGATAGCTCATTTGCTATGAGTATGAGCATGTTTAATGCTTCTGGCGTAAGTTCATTCTTTTCTTTGGACTTTAATATCTCTTCGAAAAGCTTCTTTTGATCTATGTATTTGGACATAGTTTATTATAGCCCGAGGATGTTTTTTTGTTACGTCAATGATTTAATGTTTGCTGCTAGCCTGTAATAGACCTCTTGCAAGCCTTTTGTGCTTACTCCAATTTCATCTAGATCATGTATGACGTCGTTCATTGTCTTCAACACGTCATTCAACTGATCCATCTTTGTGAATATTGTGAGCTTCTTTTGCTCACGCTCTACTTCTTTCTTTACGTTCATTATCTGACCGTGGTAGTCAATATCATCATAGTTGATATTGCCTTCAAAAAAAGAAGACTGATCCTGAGAATCAGTCTTCAAGAAAGAATTTACATCCTTTAGGTTCTTCATATGGTTTTAATTAAGCTTCATCGATTGCACCGCCGTATGATCCAAGAAGTTCTTCATCCTCTTCATTTTCTTCAAACTGGATTTCAACTTCTTCATCTTCTTCTGGATACTCATCAAGTTCGTATCCATCAACATCATCAGGGTTTGTCATGATGACCTGACGGCTTCCATAACCTGGATTCATCCTTGATTCTTCTTCATAACGGTGGAGATCTTCTTCTCCTTCTTTTTCCATTTCCATCTCAGAAGATTCGATGTCCTCATCGATCTCTTCTTCTTCCATTTCCTCGTCTACCTCCTCTTCCATTTCCTCATCGATCTCTTCTCCTTCAATGTCGTCTGCTTCTTCGGCTTCTTCCATTTCTTCTCCAAACTCAGGAGCATTATCGACTTGAATTGGAACAATGATGTCATCATCCTCATCATCCCAGAAGTCCTCATCAAAATCATCATCATCAAAGTCTTCGTCATCGTATGAATCGTAGTCTTCATCATCCATTTCATCCCAATCAGAGAAGTCATATCCGTGTGATGCTTCTTCTACTTCCTCAGTCTCTACTTCCTCTTCTTCGATGTTTTCATCAAGCTCTGGATCATAATCATCATGACCCTTTGCTGCCATCTCATCAAAAGTATCAACGTCTTCTTCATACGTCTTTCCAAACTCTGTGTGCTTGACGACATTTGAAGGATTTGTTGTCATTCCCTTTACGTCATCAACTGATATGCTAACGACATCGTCAAGGTTATCAACATCCTCATCAAGCTCCCTGTTTTCCTTTACCATCTTCTTTACATCGACGTGCTTTCCAAGTGGCTTTGCATTTGAGCCTTGGATCATCTGAAGATCAACTTCAGGTGATGATGTTGCGCTCTTCTTTACCATTGTTTCAATCACATCAATGTCCTTGTCGATGCACTGGATTGTTTCACCGTTGTTGAGAAGAACTATGAATTTTCTGTCTACACCATCAACAGAAAGAACTGTTCCTGTTCCCTTTGCCCTAACCTTTACGGTATCGCCAACAGCAGGGAGTGGAACGTTTGATGTTGCCTCATTGAGCTTCTTTGACACTGCAGAGTACTTCCTCTTGAGCTCCTTCAATTCTTCTTGGAGTGACTCTTCAAGCTGCATGATTGTCTTGCTCTCTCTGATGTCTTCATCGTTTGCCTTTTCTTGGGCTATCTTCTTCAGTTCCTTTTCAACAAGAACGATCTTATTGAAGAGGCTTGTTGAAATCTTTTGGAGCTTATTGATCTCCTTGTTCTCTTCTGAAAGCGTCTCAACAAAAGATTCAGATATGTCGTATGAAAGAGTGTCCCAAACGAAGTTCTTTAGCTGTGTTGCAGTTGTGAAGTTTGCTGTCTTGTTCTCATTCATTGAAGGGTTTACGTAGTTAACAACGTAGCTGTCACCCTTGAAAACATTGATCTTGACACCTTCATAGATGTTTGATGTTATCGTCTTGGAGAAATCGATCTCCATGAGCTTGTCAATGTTCTCGTGGATTGTCAACACATCTACAAGGCCTCTGCTGTAGCTAGGGTCAATTATAGAAGATACTGCTGCTTTGTGCTTGAGTTCATCCCTTGTGAGTGAAGTTCCATTGAGATCGATTGAACCGTTTTCATTGATCTTGATTGTATCACGACCCATGAACATCACAACATTGTCACCCTGTATTGTCATTCCCTTTGACTTTACAACATTGTTTATTGCAAAGAGTGAAGGCGATTCGCTCTTGATTTCTGATTCCTTGATGGAAATGATCCTGTTTCCGTCCTTCTTGTAGAAGGATCCATCCAAAAGGATGTAGTCGGCTGATTCCTTTATGTCAACAAATCCAACAGAAGGCTTTACAGTGCACTTTGTGGTGTTTGCAAGCATGTTGAAACCACCGAATGAGTTCTCAATGAGCCTAAGGTTATTTGCAAGCTTGTTGATGTTTGTATCGAACTTGTACCTATCAAGCTCTTGGATGATCATCTTCCTTGAGCCTGTTGTCCTGTCCATGACATATGCATCAAGCTTTTCAATGAGTGCTCCGTATATGAAGCTGTTCCTTGATGCCTTTATTACATCGATGGAAGACTTAACAAGTATGTCCTCGCTCAGGTCATTCTTTGTTGCCTCAAGAACCTCGTACTCACTCTTTACGACAGGGTCCCAAAGAAGTGGCTTAAGGTTATTGAGATAGTTCTCAATGATCAGGTAGTCGGCATTGGATTCGCTCAATCTCTTGAACTGATTGATTGGTCCCTTTAGATGTGGGTAGTTTGATACCCCGCTCTCTGCCAATATCCTGTCTGCAGACTTCTTAATGCCCATATCTATGAGTGAAAGAAGTCTCGACTCGTTTGAGACGAATGATTTTACCGCAATGTCTGATGTGTATGCCGAAAGCTTATCAATCGCAATCTGTGAAAGATTCTGATCAGGTATGCTATCTGCCATCTCAACGAGGGATTCGCATATGCGCCTAACGGCACCCTTTACGGTTTTATTGGACAATATAGCCAGACGTGATTTAGCTGTGTTCATTGGAACCATATATTTTTCTCTGATTTATATATCAGTTAGTTTTGAAAAGTTTGTTACATCGTTGAGCGATTGATGTTAGTAGAGCTAACATCCTTGAATAATCTTAGATTTACGTTCAATCCGTCGGGCATTGGAATGTTACTCCAGAAGTCCAGGACTATTATGCTGAAGTTGTCATCGGATCCATACACTATCGTACAAAGATCATTTGCTGTTATCGAACCATTTCCTGAAACATACTGGACACTCCAAATTGAAGATGTCACGTTTCCATTAGAGTCCGTTTGATTGTTCACTGAAAGTATCTTAAATGTGACCCTTGCATCACCAGTCTTGTTCACTATGGTTGCAAACCGGCTGAATTGGCTCTCTGTCATGTAAACGGACTTCATCCATTTTGTCAGGTTGTTGGAATTAAAGTCTGTTCCGCTCACAGTTATCTCAGTGACATTCTCAAAGAAGTTCGGTTCATCCTCTGGGTTTACAACGCCTGGAACATCAACATTGAACTTTATGTTTCCGTCTGAAACAGAAGAAGATGATGATACGTATTCAAAAACCTGGAAGTGCTCATCTGAAGTTAGGACCATGGCAGAAAAATCTGCTATGCGACTGTATATTATTGAAAGGTCATCACTGTCAACTATAGGAACCGTGACAGTATTGCCGGTTCTTTGAGCAGGGCCATCAGTTGTTATGATGAATGATTTTCCACTATCAGTATTCTTTATCGTCAGGTACTGGCCTGGCATTATCTTTGTTTCATCAATGTAGGAATCAAAGACTATCGTCATGGATCCTGGATCAATCGATGAGCTGGTGCTGAGCCTTGGATTATTGTCCTTTGCCTGTTCCCTCTGTCTGTAGATCTCTTGGCTTGAGCTGAACGTCTGGATGCTGTTTCCTTTGAAGAATTCAGTCGTTGCATCAATCACTGGAAGATACGTCTCGACCTCTATTGTGAATCCCATCTTTATCCTCTGATCATCACTGTAGCTGTATGAGTATGGTTTCTCTCCAGGAAGAGGTGCAGGTATCATTGCCCTTGCTGGTATTCTTATCGATTCATACCTAAAGCTGAAAGGAATGGTCTTGAAGAACTCTGAAAATGCAACCTGAGCGATTCTAAAGTAGTCAAGCAGGATGTCAACTATTATATCAACCTGGAAGCTTACCCTTAGAGGAACTGCTATTGCTTGGGCAGAGTACGTCTTCATTGCACCGTCCACCAACTTCTGATACTCAATCCTGACGTAGTTGTTCGTCAGGGAATCCTCTGGCATCTCTATGCCAGCAATGCTTACAACTCCTCTTGGAATCGGATCATAGTTTCCATCTGCAAAGTCAAACTTGCAGTTGTCCATGTTTATGAAGTTGTCCTGAATGAACCTTCCATCGCCAACTATGCTAAAATAGAAGTCAAGGCTGAACGGCCTTGTCTCTGTTGGACTGACTATGACGTCGTACCTTATCCTGTCGTTGAGCGCATTTATGAACGCCACGACGAGGCCTCTAAAGAAGACGTTGTCTGAGTTGGTTTTGAAGTTAAATGGATTCATTGATGTTCTATATATCAGCCTATCTTTTCTAGTTCTATGGAAGAGAAGCCATTGTTCTTACTGGTCCTGAGTATGTAGTCAAACTCCTCATGCGGAAGCGATGAGTGGTTGACAACAATCGTATTCAGCTTCAACTCCCTTGTTATCTTTCCAAGGCTCCTGATCATGTGGTAAACATTGTTTGTATCCACAGATGAGAAGACCTCATCCAAGAAGAGTATGTTCAGCATCGGGAACTTCATCTTGACAAGCTTTATGAGGGACAGGAGGACAACTATATCGACCTTCTTCGTCTCTCCTGTTGAGAGAGATACTGGAGATATTTCCTCTCCGAGGTGTGTCAGCACTGCATTGAACTCCTCGTCAAACTTGATGTCGTAGTCAATGTTCATCTCGATGGAAAGCTCCTTGATGTACTTATTGAACATTGGAAGTATGCTCTGTATTGCAAGCTGCTTCACGCCTTTCTCACCAAGAAGCTGATCAACGACCTTATTAAAGTTGGCCATGGATTCAGCCTTTGCCTTCTCTTTCTTCTTCTCAGACAGCGACTGCTCGTTCTCCTCTATCATCTCTCTGATCGCCTTTGTATCTTCGCTGACGTTCTGCTTCCTTGAAAGTTCATCGATCTCCCTCTTCACAGAAGAGAGGGCTGCCTTTATCTCTGCTTCCTTCTTGTAGAAGGACCTTTCAACCGTCTGGACCTGCTCCCATTTCGAGAGGACCTTTTCATAGTCTGGCATGATCTGATCGACCATTGATCTGATGGAAGTCATCTGTGTTGAAAGCTCTTCCTTTCTCGTCTCACTGAAGTCCTCTGACATCTCACGCTCACATGTTGGACACGTCTTCTTGTCGAAAAACCTGATCTTTTCCTCGAGTGTTTTGATCTCATACTTTGATGTTCGTATGGTGTCTTCCATCGTTGACTTCTTCTTCTGGATTGCATCCTTGACAGAGTCTATCTTCTCCTTCTCTTCTCTTGATGCAGATATAGATTCCTCAAGCTCCTTTGCTCTTTCCTTGAGCTCATTTGCTGTTGTCGTCTTCTGCTCATTGAGCTTTCTCTCTGTCTCTTTGAGCCTTGAGCTGTTCTTCTCTATCGACGATTCAAGCCAATCAATCTCTGATGTGACAGAATCAAGCATGGACTTCACGTCCTTTGAATCAGACTTCAGAAGCTCTCTCATCTGGTTTATCACATCCAATGAAAACAGACGGTCTATTATGGCCCTCTTGTCTCCAGGAGACATGTTTATGAAGCTCTTGAAGTCATTGATGTTCAACGAGATGAGGTTGTCAAAGACGTAGTACGGCATTCCATACAGCTCCTCTTCGAGGTAGTCCTGCACGTTCTTCTTTCCTGATTCATCGTACCTCTTTCCGTCAACAGTGACTTCAAGGCTGGTAGGTGCAACGCCACGTTCTATGACTATCTGACGGCCCTTGGACTCAAGCTCAACACGGACCCATCCGTTCTTGTTCTTTCGATTAGCAAGATCCTTGAGCTTCTTGTTGTTCACCTTTCCATAAAGGCCAAACGTTATGCATGAAAGAAAGCTTGACTTTCCTGTTGCATTCTCACCCATGAGCATGTAAAAGCCTGGGTTGTTCTCAAAGTCTATAGTCTGGACCCTGTTTCCATAGGATGTTATGTTCCTCCATAGAACCCTTTTTATCTTCATTTCTCAAGACCTCGTGTTTCCATAACTCGTGTGTGTAGAGCGTTCATGTACTTTTTAAGGGCATCTTTTAGCTTTGTTTCATAAGAAAGAGAATCTATGAACCTGCCTGCTATGTGCATCAGGTCAAGATCGTATCCCTCTTCCATGAGGTTCTCATCGGTCAATACGATCGATGACGTTGCCATGTTTGTTTTGAACGTCAGCTTTCGGTGGAACCCATCGAGGTGTGACTCCAACTCCTGGAATGGGAAATCAATCGCCTGGTTCTCATCGAGGTATATGTCAACAAAGTTGTTCTTGCACTTGCCTCTTAGATCCTCAAGCGTCATGTCAAGAACTTCATCGACATTGAACCTTATGAACCTAGGAGATACTGGATTCTCCACAAACTCCTCTGTTCCTGCCTCAGTGTCAAGTATCCAGTAGCCCTTGTGGTTTCCTATGTCTGACCTCGTGAGCTCGTACGGGCAGCCAACAAAGTTGACGTTGCCCACCTTCTGCCTGTAGTGGATGTGTCCAGTGTAAACCTTCTTGTAGGTCTTGAACTCCTTGACCTCATTTCCGTGGTCTATCTTCGTCCACTTGTTGAACTCTGCTCCCTTGACATCTGTGTGGCAAAAGAGGTAGTCGGCCTTCTTGAACTGCTGAAGGCACTCTTTCTCCTTCTCTGGGTTTGCCCTCCATGGCATCATGAGCATGGATTTTCCACCCAACTCAATCAGCTCTGGCTCCTCATACACTGTCACGTTTGGAAGCCATCCCAGCGGCTTCACTGAGTTAACGCTGTTGCTGTTTAGATCGTGGCAGTCGTGGTTTCCAAGTATGACCCTGACAGGTGCAATCCTTGAAAGCGCCTCAAAGACCTCCATGCCAAGGTTCAGAACCTTCAGGTTTATGCTCTGCCTTGAATCAAAGACATCGCCTAGATGGAATATCTCATCTCCTGGCTGCATCCTCTTCTTAACGTCTTCAATGAACCAGTCAAAGAAGAACGACCTTTGTATGTCCAGCCACTCAACAGAGTTGGATCTAACTCCAAAGTGTGTGTCTGATATCAAAAAAATCTTCATTAAAAAAGCTTCTTTATGTTCATTCGAGAGAATATGTGGTAGTCTTTATCCAGCTCGCTGAGGAGTTGTTCCTTGTATGATATGTTCATCTCTTTGAACATGTTCTCATAGTTGCATCCAAGGTACTCACACGTGCCAATGACAAACTCTATCATTGAATATGTTGTGTCGTCTCGTCTGACCTCCTCTACTATGAAGCAGAAGTAGTCATTGAGCTTTGCCTTTGGCAGTTTTCTCTTTGGATGGTCGTCGAGCTTGAAGTCAGATGACTTTGTTATGAGCTCTATCTTTTCCAGGAGGCCCTTGAATCTTGCGTACTTCTCACTGTTGTAGTACTCATCAAGGTTTTGGTCTGCGTATTCGTCACTTATCCTCATGTCTCTTGCATGAAAGAACTCGTGGTCTACCTGACCGGTGTTGTATTTGTTGTCTAGGATCTTATCCCCGTGTCTTCTGCTCATATGCTTGCACTAAATGGTGGTTCGTTGGTTTCTTTTATCGTCATCCTCTTGTAGTCGACTGAGAACTTCTTCTTTAGGTTTATCTCTTCAGAGTTTCTCAGAGCCAGGGCCTTTATGTTGTACTCATTCTCTGCTTTCATGATCTCAGTCTGGATTATGCCATACAGCGTGTCAACTGTTGCTGCAAGACCCATAGACTCAGATATGTCTGTCATGAATATGTCACTGTTTCCTAGATTGGTCCTGTTTATCTGCGTCGCTGATAGTATGGCCCATCTGTTTCTCATGGCCATAGCTCTTACGTCTTCTGCTATCTGCTTGATCTTTTGGTAGAGGTTCTCAGTGTTTGGGTTCCTCCAGTTCTTCATGATGTTGATGTAGTCAATGACCACAAGATCAAACTTTATGCCTCTTGTTGTTTCAATCTTTCTGATGAACGTCTCAACGTCATTCACTGAAGCAGTCGATGCTGGATACGACTTGATGAAGAGGTGTCCAAACGGGTTGAACCCATCTCCGTAGTTTATCGTCTCCTGGATCTTCTTCTTCATCCAAACAGGATCGTCAATGTTGTTGCTGTACTCTGCTGTGGTGACGCCCATGAGGTTTGCTGAAAGCCTCTGAAGGTATTGGTAGTCAAGAAGCTCAAGCGTCACAATCATGACGTTCTTGTTTGACTTCACTGCATTTGCTGCCATGTTGAGGAGCCAAACAGACTTTCCTGATTTTGGACCTCCTGCAAGAACGTTCAATGTTCCTGGTATCCAGCCTCCGCCCATCGTCAGATCGAAGTATGAATACCCAGTGTTGAACGATTCATAGCTTATTGACTTGTGGCACAGAGGATCAGAGAAGTCAAGGAAGTTATCGTTTCCAACATCAACGTTGCCGCCGTCTCTGATCATAGACACGACCTTATCAACAACATCCTTGACGTTCTCTGTGTCGACCTTCTGCGTCTTCATGAATGTGAAAGCATCGAACAGCGACGTGTTCAATGACCTCCAGTATATCCATGCCTCTACCGTTTCACCAAGCCATTCAGTATCATAGTCTTCAAGGTTGATGTTGAAAAGCCCATCAACGTAGTCAAGAGTTATGACCTCATCCAGCTTGTTTGCCTTTATGAGGTGCTTCAGCTGCTCTCTTGACGGAGACTCCTTGTACTTAAGAAAGAACTGCCTCGATATCTCATACACCTTCTGGATCTCTGCTATCTCAAAGAACTTTGTCTCAACAGCATCAAAAAGCTTTGAGTCGCTGAGTATCTTATTGAATACGATCTTTTCTGTGTATACGTCTGGTGTCATTTGAACGGCGACTTTATTACTGTGTATGTTGTTTTCTTTCCTGATTCAGATGCATCAAAGTATGAGTTTGACACTGCCCAGCTCATCAGCTCTTCTGTGTACCCTGCATCGACCTTAAGCTTCAATGCATAATGGATGTTAGATGATGATATCGTCTGTGAGTCCTTCTCTTCCATGTATCTAAGAACGTCATACAATGCATCCTCATAAGAGGAGTATCCGTTGGATTTAAGGTATGTTCCAAGAAGATGTTTGAGCTTCAGCTTTTCCTTATTCAAGTGTGTCTTCTTCATCATCGAATCCTTCAAAGATTTCTGACATTGAATCGCCCTCAACGATGTTTGGAAGCTCAAACAGAGGCCTTATGACGTTGTCATCGATTTGTTTGAGGACATCATCAGTGAAGACTTCTGATGTGAACAGCTGGCTTGACTTTATCGTCTTTCCAAGATGCTTTACAGCAAAGGTCTTTGGATTGGCTGAATCATCTGAGATGTACTCAAACTCACCTGTTGGTACCCTCTCAACGACTGGCTTGCCCCTCTTTATCACCGGGTTTCCTTCTTCATCTAGGACTGGCCTTTCATCAATCCTCTCTTCCAGCTTTCCAGGCCCGATTCCGACTGCGTCCCATGATACGTACTTCTCAAGGCCAACGTAAGGATTCATGCCGTTGTAGAACGAGATGTGGAACTTCACTGGGATTGGCTTTGCAAACCTGTTCTTGCTTGGCTTTGATGTCACAAGAACGCCAGTCTTTGTCATTCCGGCCTTCTCTGCCTGCTTGTTGTTCTCCTTGAGGTTTGCCTTTGAAAGCATGAGGATCATCGATGCTGCATAGATTGCACCGCCGCCGCCCGACATGATCTGAGTAGGAACGTATGCACCAACCGAAGTGTAGCTGTGATTTGTAAACACAAGGGGTATTTTCAGTTCAGCAAGATCTGTTGTGACAATGCGGAAGAGCGACCTGATGTCTCCTGCCCTCGTCATATCCTTCTTGTCGCTTCCAGAAAGTGCATCGCTTCTCTCCTTCTCTGTTGCAAGGTTTCCTATCGAGTCAACAATCATCATGATCTTTGGCGTCTCGTATCCCTTGTCTTTCTTCTCCTTCAATTGGTCGTATAGGTTTGCGCAGAAGTTCTTTAATGTCTTAATCGTATTGACTGGTTGATACCTGATCTTCTCTGGATCAAGACCGAACTTCCTTGCAATGTCCTCATCTATGGCAGACTCAGAATCACAGTAGATGATGTAGTAGCCCATCTTCTGTGCCTCTCTTGCGATATTGAGACAGAGGAACGACTTTCCTACACCAGACTCGCCGCTAAGGGCAACGCTTCGTGTGTTTGGTATACCCCCAAAAAGTGAACCAGAAAGCTGTGCATTCAACACATAGTTTCCTGTTGGGATGTATTCATCTATCTTTGAGAACTTGTTCTCTGTTAGTATTGAGCCAAGCTCACTGACCTTTGAAAGACTCTTATCGAGTTCTCCAAACGAGAATTGTTTTGCCATTTTAACCTCTATTGTTTTTTAGAATAATCTCTTGCTTGTTACAAGATTTCCTGGCACAGGAGGAAGACCTATGACCTCAAGAAACCTGTTGATCGGTGAAATGAGAGTCTTTTCAAACTGAACATCAAAGTTCATCTTTGGTGCAAACTCGTAAGGAAAGGCATCTGTGTGGTATGCAAAGACCTGGTCCTCTCCTTCTGCATAGTAGTACTTCACCTTGTCACCTGACTTTAACATTTCATACTTTGCTTTCCACTTTTTGTTCTGACCAAGCATGTAGTTGTAGTATCCTGCTGCACGAACGTGGACCGGACACTTGCTTCTCACTTCAAATGGCTTGCTAAAGTCTCTGTCGTTTGCGATGTATTTTTCATAATCGCTTATGCCCTTTGTTATCGATATCTTCTCGATCGGCTGTATCTTAAACTCTGCTTTGAGGTCCTTCAGTATCTTTACAAAGTCTGCATACTGTATGGCCTTTTTGTGTGTGAAGATGTACTTCATCAGGCCTCTCATCTTGTCTCTGATGAAAGGAGGAGTTGACCCCTGGACCATCTCAACACCCTTTGGCTTGATCTTTGTCATGCTCTCTATGTCGATCCCTGGATCCTTCCACACCGGGTTGAGGACGTACTTCTTCTTTGCAATGATTATTGCAGATTCTGATATCATCTCCATCTCAAAGTTCTGGAGGTTCTTTGTGTTGAACTTCTCGCTGTACTTGTCAAAGCACTTGTTGAGAAACAATTTCAGACGATTATCATAGAGGCTGAGTATGAATGCCTTTGCATCTCCCTGCCAACCGCAGCTCCTGAGGACAGGTTCAAACGTCACATAGGAGGAATCTGTGTCATTGTAGAACGTCACCGTCTCTGTTATAGGAGAGACTTCACCCTCTATTCCAAGCTGTTCATGGATGACGTGATCCTTGTGCCAAAACTCTTTGAAGTATAGATTGATGTACTTATCAGCGCTCTTGATGATGTCCTGACCCTGCAGAGTTATTGCCTCTGCAATGTCAATGTTGTACATGATGAAGTACTTGCTTCCATATGCACCGTAGACAGAGTTGATGAGGAGCTTTATCGATTGCTCCTCATTCGTCTTCTGCATCTTGATTATCTCAAGCCTGTCTATCTCTTTTTGGATCTCATCATACGATTTTGAGGTCCAATCATCAAGGTTGAAAGATACGGAATCAATCCTCATTGACAACGCCTATTATTGATGTTGTGTCTGATTCTGTTGAGTATGTTATGACCTTGTCTTCTGATATGTTGAGCTTGAACGTGTCATCTCCTATGTAAGAGAGAAACTCCTTCTTCACCTTTATTGGCCTTTCAAGAGAGCCTGTGACTTCATCTGGAAGCTGGTAGTCATAAAGGCTGTTGAAGACATGGATCTTTCCTGATGATTCATCCATCCTTATTGACACCGTCTTCTCTGCTGAATCGATGTCAAAGAGAGATGTGATCTTCTTCATCTGTGTCTTGTGTATCGACGTCTGTGCGCCCTTCTCTGCAGACTTGATGATGCCATCGTACACATGGTCTCCAAGTGCAACAACATAATCAAGCTCAGTGCAGGCATTTATGATAGTTAGGCTATCTGATACGAACTTGACTTGTGAACAAAGTAGCGCATCCTTCTGCTTCTCACAGACGAATACAATCTCTATCTCACCATCAGGCAGAAGATCGATGTTCTTCATCACACGATCGATGTTGAAGAACGGCACCTTTATCACACTAGGTGGTTCCTTCTCAAAGGATCCAAAGCCATCAAGATCGATCTGACTCCTCTTGATGAATCCTCTATCAGGGGTGTACGTCTTTGACACCATCCTGTCTGAGTAGACCTCTATGAGAAGAGACTGGCTCACCTTCTTGAACTTCTCAAGAAAGTCTCTGAATTTTTCTATGTTTTCTGCGGTTAGAGTAAAGTTAGCACTAGCCATTTAAGTTTCCTTTTTATTGATTATACTTCTGTTTCTTCTTCTGGTTCTTCTTCAATTTCAAAGACTTCTATACCATCAGCGCTTTCGTGTTCAAACAATTGCTCAGCTGGCTTTATTCTCTTTCCTCGGAGCTCAAACTTCATTGAATTGACAACCTTGTCCTGCTCCTTCTGCTGCTTTATGAAGTCCTTGAGCTTCTGCTCCTGGATCTTTATGAGTTCAATCGTTCTTTCGACCTCTTCGTTTGAAAGCTGCCTGAGCTTTATTGAATCAAGCCTTGATGTTATTGGCTTCTCAAACTTTGTGAGGAACTGATCGATCTCATCGTCAGTCCTCTTCTTTGCAACCATGAACTTCAAGTACTCAAGCTTTGCCTTCAAATATGCAAGCTCAGCTGTTTCTTTCGACACCGTCCAATCAAGATGGAAAAGCTTTGTCCTCTCTATCTCATCCTTGAAGTCAAGAAGATAGTCCTCAAGCCTCTCATACTCGATGACAGTCTTGTTTCTCACAAAGACTATTGACTCATGGACTATGATCTTTGATGCCTTCTCTATCTGGTCTCTCACCTCGATCCATAGGTCCTTGTCTTCCTTAAGTGATACTGTTATCGTCAGATCGACCTCATCGGAACTGTTGTTGATGAAGTCAAAGTCAATGCCGTTGAGGATTCCACTGACCTTCTTGAGGAACGACTCAAACTTCACAAGAGGCGGAAGCGATGCGATCTTGATCTCTCTCTTCTCTTCTGATACCTTGACATCACCTTCAACGAGCCAGGTCTTGCTGTCTCCGTGCTTTGTGACCTTTCCAGTGAATCCTTTGAAGTAGGGATTTACAGACTTTCTTTTTCCATCAAAGAAGTCCTGTATGTCCTCTATCTTTCTAGGAAGTATCGTTGACTTGTAGCCAACAGCAATTCCCATGATCCCGCTCGAAAGACCAAAAGGAAGATCAACGACCATCTCGTCATAGAGGCCTTCTTCGTTCTTCTTGTTGAGGTGGTAGTACTTGTCAACGATCGACTTCATCTTTGGGTTCATCTTCACCGAAGTGTACCTTGCGCTTGCAGCGTTAGGAGACACCGGGCATCCAAAGAAACCGTCTCCTATCATTATCTGCTCTGAGCAATTGAATGGTCTTGCAAGCCTGTTGATCGTTGAAACAAGAGATGCATCTCCTGAGTGGTAGCCTGCAGATATGGCAGAGCCAACAACAGATAGGGTCTTGTTGAACGATGAAGGACAGTTGTCGATGAGTATCCTCTGGACGTTTGTCAGGGAATCATACCAGTTTGGAATCCCACGGGATTCAATGACGTACAGCGCGTATCGCCTATACCTTTCGTCTATCTGCCTTTTTATTGTTATGTCTGCCATGTGCTTTCTCTTTGGGTTTTTGTTTCTTATTCTTTTCTTCTCTGCCTGTTATGATATCGACAGCTTGCTTTGCAGTTATCTCTTCTCCAGAGATCGTGCCTCTTTTGAAGATGATGTTGCTAATTTTTCCATCAAGCGGAAGATCAATCCCTCTCTCGTCCTTTTCTCCATTCCATGCAAATGTAACGAATATCGATTCATCTCCTAGTATGCTGTAGTCATCTCCTTCAATGTAACCTGTCACAAGGTGCCACTTTGAGTCTCCGCCTGCATATTGGTTTGATGTCTTTGCCTTTAAGAGCACCTTTCCCTTTGGCTTCATTCTCAGATCTTTGAATCCATCATCAAGGTCTTTGTTGCTGTCTACTTCTCCAACTGCTTCAGTCCTTATCTTCTCAAGAACTTCATCTATGTCATTCGTTGAATAGATGCAATCAGGACCACGGACAACATACTTTGTTTTGTTCTTTTTTGGAACATCATAGATGTCAAGACTCAATACTCGTTTGTTTCCTTTTGTTCTCATTCATTGGCTTTCATTCGTATGACGGAGTTGTTTGTAGCCAATCTTTTCTCTTTTGGGCAGATGGTCCGAATGCAATGTCAAGATACCTAAGCGCCTGCGAATCCTCTCTGAACAGCTGTATGTCTATGTTCTTGAATATCCACTCCCAGTCCTGTATGTCGTTGCTACCAAGGCCCTTAAGGTATCTGACGTTCCTTGCCTTCTTTCCAGATGCAACGATCTTCTTGTACTGATCTATGCTGTATGCATAGCTTCTTCCCTTCCTGCCTTCTGTCTCATAGGATATGAGGGGCTTGACGAGAAGCCCAAGCTTCTTCTGCTTTATGACATATGGGAACCATCTGTAGAACAGGTTCAGGAGAAGTGATGCAATGTGCTCACCGTCAACGTCCTGGTCCGTTGCAATGATGATCTGCTTGAAGTCACATGTCTCCTTCTCTATGTCAAGGCCGAGGATGTTGATGAGGTCCATGATCTCCTGGTTTGATGTCAGGTCAGAAAGGCTCTGTGTGTTCTTGACCTTTCCTCTGAGGGCATAGACTGCATCGCCTTCCTTGTCCCTCTTCTGTGCAAGAGATCCTGCAGCAGATAGGCCCTCACAGAGGAAGATCCTGTTCTTCTTCTTTCCTGCTGGAAAGTACTTCTCACTGAACTTGATCGTGTTGTCCCTCTTTGCAGTCCTGATCTTCTTGAGCTCTCCCTTGTGCTGGTACTCTTCGATCGCCTTCTTGATCTTCAACTCAAGGTCGCTCTTTGAGAACTCCCTCTTCAGCTTCTTGATCAAAGGCTCAACGAAAGGCATGAGCTCCTCTCTCGTTGTGACGAACCTAGTCTTGTTCTGGTCTCCGAACCTCATGATCCTTGGTGGTACATTCAGTGTTATCACGGTCTCATAGAAGTTGTGTGCCTGCTCGTATCCTAGGATCTCATTCAGCATCTCGTGCATCACAAGCTCATGGATCTGCCTCTGTCCAGTGCTTGATGCCTGCGTTGCATTGACGAAGGATGCCCTTATCGATCCTGGGAACTTTGGATAGAGGCACACAGTTCCGACCTTGTGGGAAACGACCATTGCATCCTTTGGCATGAATGACTTCGGAAGGCTGACTTCCTTTCCGTCCCATTTGACTATGAACGGAACATCCTTCAGGACAGGATCAAACGAGAGGATCCACTTCCTGAATGCCATCTGTGTGATGATGTACTCCTTGTCCCATTTTGCACCCTTGAACACGTCCTTTCTTGGGATGAACTTTATTGTCGTTCCGGTGTCTGATCCCTTCTTTGTAGGCTTGTGGTCCTTTGACTTCGATGAGAAGTTCTCCCAGGTCTGTGTGTATGTGATGCTTGGGTTCACTGTCTCTATGCTGAACATGGACGAAAGCATGTTTGTCAGGGATATTCCCATCCCATTTGTTCCAACGATGTTCTCTTCGATGCCATCGTTGTTGAAGTTGCTACCAGCACGAAGCATTGAGACTGCGGTCTCAACCATTGACATTCCAGACTTTGGGTGGATCTTCTCTGCGTTCTTGAATCCTCCTCCTGTGTCTATTATCGTCGCACTGTTCTCCTTTGAGTTGAACTCAACGGTGATGTGCTTGACCTTTCCAGACTGCCTCTTTGCCTCATCAAACGCATTGTCTATTGCCTCATTGAGGATCTTATAGAATCCAACAGAAAGCATCTTTGTTTCCTCAACAATGAGGCCAGATTTTATGATTGGAACCCTTTCCTCAGATGGCTCAACGGAACCAACATATATGGTTGGTTTCCTCAAAACGTGCTCAAAATCTGAAAGAACTTCTATCTCTTTGTTGACTGACATGTGCTTTTATCTTTTTGATTGATGATTGAACAAATATACCAAAAGTCGGCAAATATATACAAAAAAATTCTGGATGTTAACTACCGAGCAGATCATAAACGCCCTTCAGAAGAAGCTCCTGGGCAGAGTAGCAGACACAGACCCAAACGCACAAGTATTTGAAGAAACAATATCATCGGCAATACGTGTTGATATTGGTCAGGTTTGGGCAAAGTCCGATCTCATACCTTCAACAAATCCGCTCAGCGCTCCATCTTTTGGAGATGGAAGCATATACTCTGATGATGGATACGACATCATACAGAAGAAGGAAAAGGCACCGCTGGACTTCATTGAAGGCTCTGCGTATGCATTTCAGTCTCCATCCATATCAAGGATCATATATCAGCCTGGATACGAAGTTACCCTTTGGGCGCTTTCTGATTCAAGCCTTGATCCAAACAATCCAAACAACTACACAGTTGAGATAGCCCAGGGGGTAAACACTGACTACATAATAGACCCTGACAGCGGCGTCATACTGTTTCTAAATGGACTTCCTGACAACGTTGATGCAACTCATCCTCCAAGGATAAGCTGCTACCTTTACATAGGCCCATTGGGATTTGAGATTGCTCAAGGTCCAACCGGTCCGTCAGGGGGCCCAACAGGACCTGTAGGATCGACGGGCGTCACAGGACCTATCGGTCCTACCGGACCTACAGGAGCAGGAATAACGGGTCCAACTGGCGCTGGAGCACAGGGTTCACAAGGACCTGTTGGTCCTTCAGGAGGACCAACAGGATCATCTGGAACACAGGGGCCTCAAGGAGCACAGGGACTACAGGGAGCAAAGGGTGTTCAAGGGCTCCAAGGGCTTCAGGGACTTCAAGGCCTTCAGGGAAGACAGGGACTGCAAGGCACACAGGGCACACAGGGAACCCAAGGCTTCACAGGAAATGCAGGCGCGCAAGGCCTTCAAGGACGCCAAGGCGTGCAAGGGCCTGAAGGTGACATAGGACCTACTGGATCAGATGGTTATCAAGGCTCACAGGGATTGCAAGGCCTTCAGGGCCAAACAGGAATCCAAGGCATGCAAGGCCTTCAGGGATTCCAAGGCGCGCAGGGAATAACAGGAGACCAAGGAGCGCAAGGGCTTCAAGGGCTTCAAGGACAAACAGGACCACAGGGACTTCAGGGAATAACTGGAGCAGGCAGCGATGGTGCGCAGGGCCTTCAGGGCCTTCAGGGACGACAAGGAACACAAGGTACACAGGGAACGCAGGGCTTTGGCGGGGCTATAGGATACTATGGATACTTCTTGGATCTAAACGATCAGCCAAACAACAGTGTGCTTAGCCCAAACGTTATCACTTATGACACAACAATAGACTCGAGCGGTATCTCAGTGCAGAACAACTCTGAGATCACATTCAGCTATCCTGGGGTATACAATGTTCAATTCTCTTTCCAGGTAGATAAGACCGACGGTGGAGTTGATTCAATAGACATATGGCTTTCACAGAACGGAAGTAATGTTAGTAACTCTAATACAAGGTTGAGTCTTACCGAGGCAAATGATAAGAAGGTTGCTGCATGGAACTTCATTGTCACAACCACGACAGAAAATGAATACGTTGAAATATACTGGTATTCTGCAGATGTTGACATGCGACTGCATTATCTAGGAGCGCAGTCAACTCCTACAAGGCCAGCAACTCCTTCAGTCATACTCAGTGCACAACAGATCATGTACACACAGGTAGGACCGCAAGGACTACAAGGCGTTCAAGGCCTTCAGGGTCTTCAAGGAGTTCAAGGTGCTCAAGGTGCTCAAGGTGCTCAAGGCAACCAGGGAAATCAAGGCGTTCAAGGGGTGCAAGGAAACCAAGGAAACCAAGGAAACCAGGGGGTTCAAGGGGTGCAAGGCCTTCAGGGTTTAACTGGAGCAGGCGTACAAGGCATGCAAGGTCTTCAAGGTAATCAAGGAGCTCAAGGCATTCAGGGTTTAACCGGTGCTGGTGTTCAGGGCATGCAAGGAAACCAAGGAATTGACGGTCCACAAGGACTTCAAGGAACGCAAGGACTGCAGGGTCGTCAAGGAGCATCTGGCTCAAATGGTCTTACTGGATCTCAAGGTATGCAAGGCATGCAGGGATCACAAGGAACGCAAGGCCTTCAAGGAAGACAAGGTGGAGTTGGTGATTTTGGTCCACAGGGATTCCAGGGACTTCAAGGTCACCAAGGTATACAAGGCATTCAAGGAGTTCAAGGCCTTCAAGGAAACCAAGGTTTGACTGGAGCTGGAGTTCAAGGTATGCAAGGCTTACAAGGAAACCAAGGAGTACAAGGAAACCAAGGAAATCAAGGTGTTCAGGGAACACAAGGCATTCAAGGAATTCAAGGCCTACAAGGAAACCAGGGGGCACAAGGAGCACAAGGAGCACAAGGTGTTCAGGGTCTTCAAGGCAACCAAGGAAATCAAGGAGTTCAAGGCACACAGGGGACTCAAGGTGCTCAAGGTGTTCAGGGTCTTCAAGGCAACCAAGGAAATCAAGGAGTTCAAGGCACACAGGGGACTCAAGGTGCTCAAGGTGTTCAGGGTCTTCAAGGCAACCAAGGAAATCAAGGCATTCAGGGAACGCAAGGCGTTCAAGGTGCTCAAGGCAACCAAGGAAATCAGGGAGTCCAAGGAACACAAGGAACACAAGGTTTACAAGGTCTTCAAGGAAGACAGGGCAACCAAGGAAACCAAGGCGTTCAAGGCACACAGGGGTCACAGGGTCTTCAAGGCAACCAAGGAAATCAAGGCGTTCAGGGAACGCAAGGTGCTCAAGGCAACCAAGGAAATCAAGGAGTCCAAGGGACACAAGGCGTTCAAGGTGCTCAAGGCAACCAAGGAGTTCAGGGAACACAAGGCCTTCAAGGTCTTCAAGGAAGACAGGGCAACCAAGGAAATCAAGGCGTTCAAGGCACACAGGGGACTCAAGGTGCACAAGGTGTTCAGGGTCTTCAAGGCAATCAGGGTGTTCAGGGTGCACAAGGTGCACAAGGTAATCAAGGAGTCCAAGGGACACAGGGAACGCAGGGGACACAGGGATTGCAAGGCAACCAAGGAAATCAAGGCGTTCAGGGAACGCAAGGTGCTCAAGGCAACCAAGGAAATCAAGGAGTCCAAGGGACACAGGGAACGCAGGGGACACAGGGATTGCAAGGCAACCAAGGAGTTCAAGGTGCACAAGGCGTTCAAGGTCTTCAGGGCAACCAAGGCGTTCAAGGTCTTCAGGGCAACCAAGGAGTTCAAGGTGCACAAGGTACACAAGGAGTTCAAGGTAATCAAGGCGTTCAGGGCACACAAGGAGTACAAGGACTTCAAGGTACACAAGGCACACAAGGAAATCAAGGAAACCAGGGCGTTCAGGGAATGCAAGGAAACCAAGGTACACAAGGCGCTCAAGGTGTTCAGGGTCTTACGGGTGCAGGCGTCCAGGGCATGCAAGGTGTTCAAGGAAACCAAGGCGTTCAAGGTCTTACTGGCGCAGGCGTGCAAGGCATTCAAGGCCTACAAGGCAATACGGGAATCCAAGGTCTGCAAGGCCTACAGGGATCACAAGGTCTTCAAGGATCAAACGGAAACATTGGTCCTCAAGGCCTACAAGGATTCCAGGGCAGACAGGGAACACAAGGAACACAAGGCCTACAAGGATTCCAAGGCCTGCAAGGCCTACAAGGATTCCAAGGAATACAGGGTTATCAGGGTCTTGGAACACAAGGAATACAAGGTATACAGGGATCTCCTGGCACAGTTCTCACTCTTGCCGCAGGAAGTTATGTTCCTACAGTAGCAGCAACAGGTCTATGGGTTCCAGATGCCATAGCTGGACAATGTTTCCAATACATGAGAGTGGGAAATGTGGTAACAGTAAGTGGTGAAGTCTTAATTGATGCAGCAGCTGCAGGAGAAGCAAGATTTTATGTAACTTTACCTGTTGCTTCTGATCTATCAGGCTCATGTCAATTGGCTGGAACTGCAGCTACTGAATATGGCTATGTTCCTGGAGGAAATGGTGTAACTCCAGCAAGAGTATACGGAGACGCAGCAAACGATAGAGCATTGGTTGAATTTTATAACCCAGGAAATTTAACATATAGAATGTCACTTCATTTTACTTATCTCGTATCTTAATAAAAAAATCATAGAGCTTGTCTGCTGTAGATCTATTTAGGTCGGGACCAATAACAAACCCGCAGCCTGTAAAGGTTCGATTGGATTATCCAAACTTTGGAGATCTTTCCGGGGGTGCCGTCCTAGTCTACTTTGGATACGTGCCAGAGACAAACCCACTTTCTTCCGGATCTTTCGGCGACGGTTCAATATATCAATACAATTCTCTAGATATAGTAGAGAAGATAGAACTACAGGAACTTTCAACAGTTGAAACGAGCCCGTACGCATTCACTGATGCTAGGCTGACACATGTCATACCAAATAACTATGGAACAGGATACGACCCCATAGTTTACCTTCCTGATGCGAATGACAACTACACGATCGTGATGGATCCGAGGTTGTACACGCTATTCTACTACCCCGATGAGGATAGCTTTGTGCTCTACTTTAGCATGAAGCCTTCCGAGCTTGCATACGATTCTTCAGGCATGCCAACAAAGATGCCAAAGATAACGTGTTACAAATACGTATCGATAGTTGGTTTAGAAAACTTCATCCCAGCAGGATCAGGACTTCAAGGCTTTCAGGGCATCCAAGGTCTACAAGGTTCTGGCGTTCAGGGCAATCAAGGAAATCAAGGGGTTCAGGGAACACAGGGAACGCAAGGCAATCAAGGTGCGACGGGCGCAACAGGCGCTGGCGTTCAGGGCATGCAGGGTCTTCAAGGAAGACAAGGGAACCAAGGCGTTCAGGGAACACAAGGTGTAACAGGTGCAGGGTTCCAGGGATTTCAAGGAAACCAAGGAAATCAGGGCAACCAAGGTGTTCAGGGGGAAATAGGCGCTGGCGTTCAGGGCATGCAGGGAACACAAGGCCTCCAAGGACTGCAAGGTTCAGGCGTACAAGGTGTCCAGGGCACACAAGGAGCACAAGGAAACCAGGGTAACCAGGGAGTTCAAGGAACGCAAGGTCTTCAAGGCCTTCAGGGAAGGCAAGGCAACCAGGGTAACCAGGGAGTCCAAGGGGCACAGGGTGTTCAGGGAACACAAGGTCTGCAAGGTGTTACAGGTTCAAATGGAACACAAGGCATTCAAGGTCTTCAGGGAACCCAAGGAACACAGGGCACACAAGGCCTTCAAGGCAATCAGGGAGTCCAAGGGACACAGGGAACTCAGGGAACTGCAGGAACAAATGGAACACAAGGCCTTCAGGGTCTGCAGGGTGCACAAGGCAACCAAGGAAATCAAGGTGTTCAGGGAACTCAGGGAACTGCAGGAACAAATGGAACACAAGGCCTTCAGGGTCTGCAGGGTGCACAAGGTGCACAGGGAGTTCAAGGAACACAAGGTGCCCAAGGAAATCAGGGAGTTCAAGGAACACAAGGCCTTCAGGGTCTGCAGGGTGCACAAGGCAACCAAGGAAATCAAGGTGTTCAGGGAACTCAGGGAACTGCAGGAACAAATG